AAATCCTCTGTAGACATACCAAGTTCTTCATCATCTTCAGTCAAAAGAATAATTTGTGTCGGCATTGTCACGATATTATCGTCCCAATCAAATGCATAATACTTTAAATCAGGATTACCTTCAGGGTCAAAACCTTCCATTAGTTGTTTTTCTTCGTAAAATTCTCTAATGATTCTTCTAATCGACATTATTTTTTGTTTTTAATTTTTTCAATTAATCTTTCAAGTTGAGATTCAGAAATTACAATATTTTGTGGTTTTTCTGAAAAAGACTTTTTACCGTTAGATTTCATTTCTAACGCTTCGTTAAGTGTTTTTTTTGTGAATTCCATTTTTGTATTTTTATTTAAACGTTTAATAAAGGCTTATGGGGACCAATAGTCCCCATATTATAAATATATTGAGTTATTAAATATCCTCAAATGATGCACCTGTCGGAGTAATTAAGAATTCAATATCAATGAATTCAAGTGCTCTCGTTGGTTTTAGATAAATTTTACCTGTTAGGGTGTTTGAATCTAAATCTTCAGGTGTGTTAGAAACTGTAACTCTAAAGTCAATCAAACCACGGTCTCTTCTGATTCCGTCTAAGATTGGGTTTACAGAATCTAAGAACTCTTGTCTAACTTGCTCATCATTCTGTTCGAACAATAATCTTACAGCTACTGCTGAGATTAATTTACGAGCTTGTAATAACAATCTTCTCACGTTAATTCTGTCAAGTGCAGATTCTCTAACTTGTAAAGTTTTGTTACCCCAAATTACTGTTCCCACATCTGAGAATGTTGCAATTGGGTTAAGTCTACCTTTATAAAGAGTATCTCGGTCTTCTTGAGTTAATTTCTTACGTGCTTTAACAGAATTTACCAAACCACGAGTATAACCCGCTGATGCGAACCAAGGGAACGCAATATTATCAGTAAGTGCTAAGTTTCTCACAACTTCTAATGTTGGTGGTAAATAAATCTGTGTGTTATTAACCGTATCTCTTGTTAAAATCCAAGGGTAATAAGTTGCAGTGTAGTTGGAATCAATACCTGTTTCTTCCAAATTATCTACAGCCTCTTCAGGATAGATAAAGTTAGTGTCAAAATCACCTAATGTAGGTGTAAACATTTGGTAATCAGGTGTAGTACAAATGTAGATTGAATCCGCTCTATCAGTTTCTACCATATCAATCGCCTCTTCAACAAGATTTGAGTTATTTACATAATCAATACCCGGTGTTGTAAATACATTAATGTTAATAGCTTCAGGATTATGGAACGTATATTGACCCCATAAGTATGAGTAATAATCAGTATTACCCCAAGTTAATTGGTTAGGTCCTATAATTTGTTTAAACGCTCCCCATCCTGTTGAATTTGGATAGTTTATTGAAGGTGCCGCACCATTTCTATAACCTGCAGCTCCTAATTGATATCTGTCACCATTAGTTCTATATTCTCTATATATGTCCCATCCATCAAAACCACCTGAAGGTGCTATTGTAAACTTACGTGAGTTTAGTCTGTTATACGGATTAGTCTCATCTTGAGGTTCTCCTCTAAACTCTGCAACACCAACTTCAAATGCTGATTGACCAGATGTTGTGTAATCCGCAGGAATTGTAACAATCGTTGCTCCTGAATCCATATGGAAACCTTTTGTTAGGTATGCCCACGGTTGTGAAGATGTATCTGTTGTTAAGTTTAATGGGTTTTGTTTTCCTTTGTATTGGAAGAAATCAGAATCAATACCTACTGTATTAGAAACACCTAAGTATACTTTTCTTACTTTATCTCCCGCAGCTCTTGTTTCATTATCACTTCCTGATGCACTACCGAAAGGTGGGTTAAAAATAACCTGACCTGGTCTGTAATATTCAGTCTTATATTCTAAGAATGGTGATTTAGAACCCGAATATTGTCTTGTCAAATATCCACGGAAACCACAAGGTAATGAATCAATTGGTGCATCTTCATTGATTTCCAACATAATATATCTTGATTTCAACTCAAAATCACCATTAGCAGTACCTATCTTCTTAGCGACAAAACTATTTTGATTAGGGTCCATCGTACAGTTAGTGAATTTTTCTAACACAACTGGATTTGCGTCAGTATCAAAGAAATCACGAACAATAATATCAAAAGTTCCGTTATTAAACGAAATATTGATAATTGAAATTTTTACTTCTCTATTTGCTGAGTTACCATCAGATACCGTTATAAATTTAAACATATCATATACTTTAGTTCCTCGTAATTCAGAAACTACATATGGTGTTTCAGGAGTTTGGTATCTATCTAAATACCATCCTATACCTGTGTTGTCTGTATCTGTTCTTGCACCATTTAAAGATAATAGGTCACAATCTAAACCTCTAATCATACCTTTTCTATATCCAATATTTAACATTGAATAATATTCTTCCTCTAAGAATAATGGAACATCAGTACGTGATTTTGCGAAGTTTGATTTACCAAATACTTTTGAGATGTAATTAGAATTTGAAACATTAAATGATGTTTTAAAATTAAATGTATCGCCATCATTAGTAACACCTGAAATCGCAAATGTTTCAAAAGGATTTTTAGTTACCGCAGAATACGAACCACTACAATCCATAGTCACATCTGTTAATCCCGATACCTCATAAACAGGACCATCATCAGTTGAATATGTTGCGATACCTCTTGAACGTAAAGTTGCAACTACTAAATTGTGGTATTCACTCATTGGTGAACCAGTGTAGTTTGTTACATATACTACTGCAGTTCCTGAATAATTATTACCACCTGTATTTGTTAATGAGTTCACACCCATACCAAAACCAACACCATTATAAACATCATTAGTTTCAGTAAATAATGCATAATACCACGGGTCGTTTTCAGATGCCGTTAAATCACAATTTTCGAATAAAATGTTATCAACTTCTAATACGTTAGTGTTTGCACTGTAGTTTGGTGTTGCTCCTGTAATAGAGTCAAATGTCGTTGCACTTACCGAACCCCAAAAATATGAAGTTGAACCTGATGATGCTGGACCTACGATTTCACCATAAAGTAAATCTTCCATATCATCTAATATTGTTGACTCACCACCCGTATAAGTTGTATAAGGAAAAGTGATTACGTCTTCAATTGATGCAGGTAATGAGGAATAATCTGTTACTGAAATAGTTGTACTATCACCTGAAGTTCCTGAGAACTTAATAGTGAAAGAAGGGGAAACTGAAATTGCCGTTGTTCCTGAACTATCTAAGTTACCTACTGTTTTTATAGACCACGAAGGTCCTGCGTCATACCCTGATAATCCTAGTACTCTTGTTACGAACAATTGATTTGATTGTTGTAAATAAGCCTTTGCAATATATGCTGCCTCATACTTAGGAATCTGAGTATTCACGAATTTTGTTGGGTTTGTACCACCGAAATAAGCTTGGAACTCATCGAAGTTTGTGATGAAAATCGGCTCGAAAGCTGGACCCGAAAGTGTTTCACCAACAATACCAAGAGTCGTTACACCTACACTCTGTGCTACAAAACTTAAATCTCTTTCAGATGTATAAACACCTGGAGATACGAATACTTTGTTTGCTGTCGCCATTGTTAAATAATTTCTTAAGTTTTATTTTATAGATAAATATTACTAAAAACATCAAAAAACTATTACTGTAAGAGTATATTTATAAACAGTAGGAAAAAAGTCTTCCTTTTTTCTACCTTTTAAAAAATTAACGATGGCTAGAATTAAAAACATAAAAATTTCACCAGAGTCTCACGAACTACTTAAAAAATATTGTGATAAACACGGTTTAAAAATTTATAAGTTTTTAGAAAAACTTATTGAAGAAAACTGTAAAGAAGTTACCGATATATACGGAGAATAATTAAAGTAAACGTGCTCTAGTAATAAGATTTGCCTTTTTGGTATCATCTGATTTAACAACCTCAATCCGAATATTATCGTTAGTAGAAATCTTAATTACACCTAAATCATCACCAACATAATTGTTATTTATATAGACGGAATAACTATCAACATTATTAGTTTCTTCAATTTGTAAATCAACTTTATAACGATATGTTTCAGTTAATGCAGTTACACCTTGATTAAAAACAACATTTAAATCAAAATTTTCAGGATTTGCAGGTTCTTTCTTTGCCCTTCTCTTAACATTAAAGGTATCAACTTCTAAAAAAGTTGCAGTTCTTGAAATTGCGGGTGATACTTCAAACTCTTCTTCATCTAAAAGAAATCCCATCATTAAAAATTCATAATTTTGAACATAGTATTTTCTTTTTTCAATATCTAATACCGATTCATCCGAAGAGTTGTTTAAAATTATTGGAATATAATGTCCTTTAACGTGTGTATATGCTTGACGAGATGAAAACTTTTGTAAAACTTTTTTGTTAAACTCATTTAAGTGTCTCATCTTATTACAGAATATTTTTACATTGTATGTAATGTCCACAGGAACAGGTTGAGGTATTTTATAAATGTCTACACCTTTTCTTTGTCCATCCCACGTTGGGACTTTGGCATAATAAAACTGTTTTCTATTTGGAATAGTGTATTGTAGTGATGGGTTAGTTCCAAATTTTACATCAGGATTTCTAACTGTCGCAATAAATGGAGGTCTAATGTTTTTATCTAAATCTTGGAAATTCCAACTTTCAGCG